ATACTTAGCAACTACCTTCCAAGGTAGTGTGGTGATATCAAATACAACAAAAGCGGAGTAATCATTGTTGGTTCCACGGGATACATCGACTGTCATAATGTAGTCGTGATCTTTCTTTGCTTCCTCATATACCTTCAATCCTTTACTGTTATCTTGTATAGGATCTTCAAACACCATCGAGCGTAGCTTAGACGCCGAGATAAGAGTATCAACCGATCCAAGGAACTCACACTCAAACTCTTGCGTGAACTGCCTCTCAGAGGTGTTCCTGATCGTCTCTTCCTTCCACTTCTCATCTCTACCAGGAACTGCACTCCAATGAACTTCAAGAGGCACATAACCGTTCCTACCGCGCTCTGCGTCGTGCCACAGCTTGTAGAACATATTCATACCCTGTGGGGTAGAAATGATAATAACTTTTGTGGTCTTACCAGACGAGATAGTAGGATATACAGACGAGAAGAACTGTTCCGCCATGTGGTTAGGAACGAACGCAAACTCGTCAAGGAAGATGATGTTAAAAGAGTTTCCTCGAACAGCAGATGATGAAGTGGATGCTGCTATAATCTTGGAACCATTATCCAGTTCCATAGATCCTTTGTTCCATGCTATAATACCTTGCTGCATCCACTTCGGTAGATTTTCATATGCCAGCTGCAAACGAGACAGAAGTTCTCTTGAAGTTTCTGCTTTGTTTGCTAGAATAGCAATCTTAATGTTGTCGTTGAAGACAGCATAATGCAACAGATAGGAAATAACCGTTGTAGATTTTCCTGTCTGTCTAGGAAGTTTGGCGATGTTGAATCGATGTGTGTGGAAGTTAGTAATGAGTTTCTCTTGGAAATCATACATCTCAAAAGGAACAAGACCTTCATCAAGTGAGATAATCTTCACATAGTTCTTTGCAAAGTAAACTGGATCATCTTTGCATTTAATAAACTCTTCGACTTGATCCTTTGTAAAACTAATAGCGGTATTAGCTTTCTTTAGATTGGGATTACCAAGATATACTGCATCACTCATTTGCTCTACTAATATCCTTTTCGATTTCTTGCATACTATTTAATCTTTTTTCCCACCCATCTCCTTTGGTGGTTCCCCTTGCTGGATTGATGCAGGTATCATCACCTGATCTATCACAAACCAATGAAGCGAGTTCTGTTTCATTCCCCTTCTTATTTGTGCCAGACCAGAAGTGTTGACCTCCAATCCAACACGCCCCACACTTGGGGCAGGTTTTAGTATCCATTGAGTCTTACCTTGATACGGTAATGATATTATATAGGGGAATGAATGTTTGTCAAGTAACAAATGATATAGTTTTATGGAGAAATGTCAGCAGTTCCAAGCTCTTAGTGACTTGTTGATGCGTGAATCTGGATCTTTTGCAGTTTTTGAACTAGTTCTTTTTGCTTTCATGCCTTTCATTCTGGCACAAAATGACGCCCTGCGGGGATTTCCAACCTTTTTTGAAGGTGCTTTAAGGTCGCTTCCAGGATTCTCACGCTCGTAAGATTTTCTTCCTTTCTCGTTAAGACCGCCATTTTTGTTCTGACCTGATTTGCGTGTCCACGCCGCTCCTTCGTTCATATCTTCGTCATCGCTATCATCTTCATCATCACTACTATCATCATCTTTTTTTGATTTTTTTGCTTCGTAAACAAATTCTTCATTTGTCGATGACATATAATCAGCAGCAGTATCAATATAATCGCAAGCAAGAGTTACCTTAGACTGAACCCAACCAGGGAGTTGCATCTTAGGATCTCTTACAACTAAACGAAGACGATTAACAGCATCCTCAATAGTATCAAGTTGACTCATCACCATACCACCTTCATCATCAATCTCTTTACCCATACCAACGGCAATGTGGTTCTCACAGATTTGCCACATTTCTTTTACTGTTCTCTTTTTCTTCCACTCTTTTTTAAGTTTGTCTTCCATGGGTAGTAAATGTTTGTAGTAATCGGGGAACTCCATAATATGTTGAAGGGCAATGCCGTATGCCTCTTCGTGGGTGGTGACATGCTCGCGTTCTACGGTAGAACCAATCTCTGCCTGACGAGTCACATAGTCAAGTGAAACACCATGCTTCTTAGCAATTTCTTGCTCTGTGGGAACTCTCTTTTTCATTAGTAAATCTCCCTCCACTGAAGACCTGCTCTGATTGTTGCTGCGTTATTACCCATGTTCGTTACCAATATGACATACACTTCAGATGAACTTGAGTCAAAATTCTGAACGATAATGTTTTTCTTAGCAGCAGAAATGGAACCAGTTGAAGCAGCAGATAAAGAGTTCTGTGAAGAACCAGCAGTCACATAACCACCAAATAAGACATCAGCATCTGCTGCTGTATAACCAGTAGCACCTACAGAATATTGAACTCCACTATCAGCATCAACATCAGTCCAAGTAAGTGTTCCTGCCAAACTTGCTTCGCTAGGTAGTTTAGCAATTTGAAATGCCATCGTCTCTCCAGTTGGATACAGAGCAATATTATTCAACTTGACAGAAATTCTGTTTGGATAAGATTGGAATGTATTTTTCAAACGAATTGCCAATACTGGCAGAGTGGCAGCTGCTCCAACTGCTCTTGATGCTGTCATCAAATGCATAAAGTCAATACCACTTTCTGTGTATCCACCTTCTGACATCACAGTGGAACAAATCTGATCCATAGATCCACCAGAAGTTGTGCCTGTGTTTAGGATCTCACATCTTACTGGGAGGTTTGGATTAGACATATAAACTTCTGATAGCACATTAGAGCAGTAGTATTCATGTGCTAAAACAATTTGACCTTCATGAACAAATCCACAACGAACTCTACCAACTCCAAGCCACTGGAAGTCAATATAAACCAGTTGAGTTTTTGAAGTATTGATATTAAACTTGGAAGGACCAGTTCCGTCACAAGGATCAATATTCCATTCTGATTGAGGAACTCTTCTCTTGTAGGTTCCTACTGTCGCTTCACTAGCACTACCGCCAGCATAGGAACGAACTACAAAGTTGAGTGTGCCGTTGTCTGTGCCGTTGGCAGTAGCACCACCAACTTGCTCGAAGTAAATGCCATCTCTGTCATCAAAGTAACCAGTTCTCTTGGTTACATTCTGCTGGGCGTAACCAAAGCACACTGAACTAAAGATGACTTGAGATTTACCTGGCTGGTAATGATGATAGAACTTTGTTTGGTGAGTAGCACGAGAAGCAACATTAGATGTTGTCGTCATCACAGCACATGCTTTATTTGTGCTGTATTGAATATTGCCACCATTCAGTTTTAGGTCAGTGAAGTTGGGGTCAATCGCATAGAGGTGCTTATAGTCACCGAGAGTAAATGTCTCGGCAACTCTCAAACGACCAAAGGCATCTGTAGCAGTCGCACCAGTTCCAGCAGTAAGATTACCGAAGTTGTCGGCAATCATGACTACTTCAAAGTTTGTTTTTTCCTGTGGCAGGAAATCTTCGTAGTGTTTACTATACTGTGCCATTAGATTGAATACGCGACTTTGGCTGCTTTAAATGCCGCGCCTCCTTCTAGTGTGTCTGATGGTTCTTTTTCTACATAAGCAACTTCGTTTGCTGCCATCGTAAAACTACCAATCGTAGCGCCAGCAGAATCTTTACGAGTTACTACCGCTGCTGTGCTGGTATTAATAACTCTAACAACAGTTGCTGAGTCAACATTAGTAGCTGATGTAAGCGTTGTTTCCGCCGCCAATACTTTGAGTGCCATGATACTTCCGTTTATTTTCTATTTATTCTTGGCAGCATCTTTAATCATCTTTTGAAGATCTGCCGTGGTGCCAATAAACATTGTGTTATTGACAGTTGTTGGGGTTGACTTTTTATCTTCCTTGTTTAGATTCTTCATCTTGTGCTGAAGATCGATCAACTTGTCAGACATGTCTGCAACCTGCTTCATAGCGTTCACAGCAACCTCATATGCTCTAGGGTGCCCTGACTCCTGAGCAACCTCTAAAGCGCCTTGCACCGCCTCCTGACCCTGTGATATGAGGGTGTATAACTGCCCTCTGGTATATTCATAATCCTTGTTAGCATCAACGCTAATCTCACTATTCGCTTGAGTAATCATTTCAGTCGTTTGTTCAATGGGTGCTATGTCAAAGATCTCTTCCATGTTGTCTTCAAATGTGCTCATAGTAATGTAATCCCCTCATTAAATCCAAAGTCATCATCTGGCATTACTAATGCATCATCTGCTGCATCTACATCGCTATCTCCATCCATATCTTCAGTAGCAGCAGGTGTAATTTCATACTTAAGTGCTCTTCGATGTTGGTTGAAATCTCCAAGAGATTCAAATACTGTTGCTTTGCGAATCAGATCAGCATCAGAAACTGGGCCATACATATAAGTTTTTAATGTAAATGTTAATGTATAGACAATTGCTCGTCTACGCATCATATCATCTTCATAATCATCCTCATAACTGATGTTGTTTAAAATGATTGGAAGATCTTTTTTCTCATCCATTTCTGGAATAAGATTAACAGTCACATTAAAAGAAGGTTGAAAGTATGGCAAAATCTGTTCAAGAATTTGTAACGCATCATCTTGAGTTTTTGATAAAATTGCTAATTCAAATCCCAGATTATATGGAACGGGCATGAATTGAACTCTGGTTTGACTGCCATCCTGTTTTAAATATTTTTGTATAGGTGATGTTTTTCTTGATGGATCGTATGAGATATCTGTCATCTCAAACGAAATACGAGGCATAGTAATACTTACTTTACGTTCTGTACTTGGATCTTGGTCTAAGCGAGCAAGAAACTTACTTTTGGGACCATAAGCAAGCGCCACCTTTTCCTGACGAATGACTGCATTGGTATCGGGATCTTTCTTTTCAATTTGAATATTATTGAAAATAGTTCCGAATGCCTTTACATTCTTTTTAATAATTTCGTGATAAAAATGATTTCCTAACATTAGAAGCTACCTGTTATATTGCCATATTCACCAAATGGATTTCCTTCTGTAAAGTCCAGGATTTCGTCTGCGTTTTCTTCCATAACTTTGTTTTGAGCATTATCATAATTGTCTATGTCAAAATCAATTGTAGAGAAATTATTGACCTGCCACGAAGCACCACTGTCTTGACCTACTAAAGGTAGATTTGGTTGTAATACACCATTTATATATGTCAATCTTAGCTTTCTTGTTGTAGGATCCCAATCAGCAACAGTTGCTTTGGTTGTTACTGGATCGCCACCAACAGGAGTGTATGTTTGTTGTACTTCTTCTCCAACTTCATATACACCAGATCCCCCAGTCTTCATGTATACTGGGAAGACATGAGACTCTTTTGTGAGATCATCAATGAGAGGATCTCCAGTATTGAAGTAGTTGTCTGCGTTTTCGATGAGTTCACAAGTCAAAGCAAAAATATAATTTTTACCTAACTGATAGAAAGGAACTTCTCTTTCGACAAACTTAATCTCATAAAGATTGTTTGTCATAGGAACATAAAGAAGATCTCCTTCATTCGGTCTATTAGGAACTCGGGTATCAATCTCTGATTCTACATAGTTAATCCATCTTCTTTTGGATACAGCATATGTGATCTCATCAGATAACCTGAGACCAAACTTAGACATTGCGACAGCACCAGAACCACCAAAACCTTCCACATTAATGAGCATCATTTCAATCATTACTTTGTCTTCAAACTTTGAAAGAATTACATCATTCAAAGTTTTATCAATAAGCATTGTTTTTGGAACATAATAAACATCTTGCCCAAACAATTTGATCTGTTCATCTACAAGATCTTGCACTAGTGTTTGTTCTGCTGTGTTCCCACCATACTGGGGAAAGTATTGACTCTTTGCCATTAGCCGATAGCATCCATAGGTGGTATTTCGTAATCAGAAATCATTCTAGATTCAATCTCTTCGATTTCTCTGAGAGCATCTTCGTATATCTGACGACCATTGAGTGAGACACCACCAGGAAGTTGAACATTATTAAACTTGATAAGGTTCTGTCCCCATTGACGCTTGAATAGTGCAGTAGTATAACGCTTGAGCCAAAAGTCATTCCAAATTTTTGTAAGGTTTGTGGGATCAAGTGCTCTGTAGCAATCAATGACAAGTATTTTATCCTTGGTTAACATTCCAGGATCATAATCAATATAGAGTTTACCGTTACGCTTGGTGAATCTATATTGAATTAAATTACCAGTGTTCAGAACCATATCGAGTGTTTCGATATACTGCTTCACCATGTAGTAGTTTAGAATATCAATAGATCCGAAAGCGTACAGATCATTTAAAAAGATCTGATATTCGATACCAAACAAGTCACCGCGAATACTGCTTGAAGTAACACCGAAAATTCTTTCTACTCCAATAATATAATCTGGTAATGCTAAGAAGTTGCCTCTTTCCGTCCAGGTGTCACCATTAGACGCAGTATGAGTGATATTGTTAGATTTGAAACGAGTTACTTCATCCGCTGTTAGTGTGTGCTTGAGATACATTCTTTCAGCACCGTCAAAATGACGCTCTTGGAAAAACTGCAGAGCTTCATCAATACGATCTTCTAACTGTTGAGTATCTACATTAATTTCTAAAACTGGTGCGCCTAACTCTCGGAGGCAGTATTGCTTTAACTCCTCTCTGGTTGCTGGCTTTGATGCTGACATGTAAAGCCCTACAAAAAATCCCTTCTTATGTATTTATAAGAAGGGA